GCCTCCCGATCCTTGGCGGGTAATTTGTAAATGATGTGCTTCTACATGATCTAATCCGTAAATACAAGCATAACGAAGAACATCAATTGCGTCCTTATGAGCCTCCTTAAGCCCCCCATCACCCGTGTATTCCGATAATGCGCTAATGATGTTTCCACATTCCTCGCTCACATAGAACTTAGGGCGGTTCAAGCTGTCCATAGGTTTGCTCGTGTCCCAACTCATCTTGCTGATTAACGCCTGCAAGCCGTCCTCAATGTCCAAGCCAGGAGCAGGTATGCAGATAATATCGTTCTCGGCTAAGTCCTCAATGATGCTACTGCTACCATCTTGTGCCTGATACTTTGCAGCTCCAAGTCGCGGGTCAATAATGCGGGTATAGATTTCTTCCTCATCCTCAAGGTCGGCAATCAGGTTCACGTAATCACGCATCCCGTAGCCCATTCCCTTTGCTCCCTCTCCAGGCATCCACCTTCCGTTCTTCCATTCTGCCCAATCGCCAATGGTTGTGTCTGGCCATTCCCGATAAACGTAATATGTTCCACTACCATCCACGGCAATCCAAGCCATGAACCAGTTCTTGCTGCCTGCTGGGTCGATGATCTGATACCTCGTAATTCCCGTTTTTGGTATCATGTCTTGTGGTATGACGTTCACCTCTTTGTTGAACTTGGGGAACTTTGTCGCCTGAGACTTCACAGGAACTCCGTATGCACGAATCAGTATCTTCTCCCTGCTTTCGTTTTTAAGGTCGCTGGCAAGGCGTTCATAGCCCGAAAAAGGGTTGTCCTTGGTATGGAAGTAATGGATAGAAGCGTTACGTTTATGACTTATCTGGATGTGGGGCAGAATCTCCCCATTCAGTAACTCTGCTTCCTTAGTGGCTATGGTCTTTGCTTTGTCTAGGTAGTCCTTAATAACCTCCGTCCAGCCATCAATAGGCGTGAAGGTAACAAGCATCTTACTGTTTCGGGTAGCAAGCCTAAATCGCATCGTGTTAATCAGGTCATCTCCAAGCAGGTATTCGTCAAGCCACGCACCCACGTTGTGCCACTGTGCGCTCTTAGAACCAAGTTCAGCACCCTCGATAAAGGTAGGGTTGTTCTGATACTGTGAATACGTTTTAAATAGAATCTGGCTTTTGTTTGGCAAGATCAAACTGTTGTCGGTAAAGCCGTTCTTCAGCGTGTAGCTAATGTAGGCGTTGCTACTTGTTTGCTTTACCCGATACTCAGGTGGTAGCCAGTTATACACGGCACTTTGCTGCTGCCTGATGCTAACCTCGGCACTCTGGGCGAAGCACATAATGATACTGCCAGGGTTTTCAATGGCAGCCTTTACTACGCTGTAAGAACCAAATGCAGTTTTCCCACTATTGTGATGGATTGTATCACCGATAAAGTAGTTGTGGTAATGTGGTACTGTGAAATCCCACACGTAATCATCTCGGAGGTAATCAATCTTGACAACTTGGAGGCAATAGATATTATCCGTGGATGGCGATACACAATCAAATAGACTACCCCGTAGCTCAAATCCGTCAATGGATTGATGAAGGTCAAACTCAGGCTTGGATTGCTGACCAACTGAAGCGTGAATTAGATCCAAGAATAAATGCAAAACTGATTTACAAGGTTTGCAAAAAACACGGGATAAAATGCCAGCGCACAGGGCCAAGAAGCGGCGCAGGACACCCAGAATGGAAAGGTGGTCGCCTAATGAACAAGGATGGTTATATTCAAATTTGGTCACCCGATCATCCGACAACCCATAAAACAAAGAAATATGTTCTTGAACATCGCCTTGTAATGGAGAAGCACATTGGACGTTATCTAACTCGGCAGGAAGTTGTTCATCACATAAACGGAGTGAAGGACGATAACCGCATCGAAAATCTTCACCTGTATGGTAGTAACGCGCAACACCTAAAAGAAACTCTGAAGGGTTGTGTTCCGAATTGGACACCAGAGGGTAAGGCTCGTATGTCTCCTGCTCTGGTGCGAGACAGCGATTCCCACCAAGCACTAGGATTTCATTCACATTATCTAGCTGCTCCCACGCCTTGAACCAATGCTCTAGCTTAAAGCCGTATCTGAAAGGGTCTTTGTCTGCGTTGCGTATAGCTTCCTCCCGTGCAGAGTAAAGCTCGACAAGCTCCTTTGCATCCATCTCGGCAATCTCGTCATCCGTAGGGATTCCAAGTATTTCGTGGGGAGTCCAGTTCATACGATAACCTCGGCTTCAATCACCTTGTTGGCGCGTCTTTGCTTCGATGCCTCAATAAGAACCAAAGCGTCCTCAATAGACAAGCCTTCTTTTTTGTTTGCCCCAGAATCTGATATTCCAGCAAGCGAGGATGATTTGTCCTGCATAATGCCAATGGTCGTAGCCAGCTTCTCAGGGGAAACCAAGGCCAGTTGCTCAGGATCATCGTGTAATTGTTCAGCTTTCTTGAACAAAAGGTCAGTGTATTCCATAGCAGCCATCGCGTAACGGGTCGAGAACTGCTTGCGTTTCTGCTCTAGGGTGGAGTTGTGATCCCACTCAAGCCGTCTGATTGTCTCGTTGGATAGGCTTGTAATGCGGCGTATCTCGGTAATGTTCGCCCCTTGTGCCAGCAACCATAGGGCTTTAGCAGCTACATCTGGCTTAGTGTTCTCGGCACAATTAGCAGGCAAGTCTTTAGCTCGCTGCCTAATAGCGTCCATAAACTTAACCATTGAATCTTTGTTATCAATGGTAGAAAGGTCTGTGTCTTTTTCTTCTTCCATAAAGCTGGAATGTATCTATAATCCTAGTAAACTGTGGATCATCTTTTGCTTGCTCGATAAGTGCCTGAACACCAGGTCTAGTCATTGTAATACCGCGCATCATTTTATTCATGTTTTCAGCATATTTGACATCTCCAATGTTTTTGGACATATAACGCAGCATAGGGCGTAGGTTATTAGAACCGTAAGCAGTAGCTAGGGTTAAATTGTTTAAATAACCAAATGGGTTTGATACATACCACTTAGCCCCTTGTGGCGACCACAAACTATGAAGCCCCATTGTTTCAGCTTCTATTTTTGTTAAAGGCGAGTTAGCTTCACCAACTTTTGCAACAGCAATAAACTCATCCATTGTGTCACGGCCAACAACTTTATCCATGCTTTTCAACCATTGTGGAGCATTGCGACCATCCTTCCTGTCATAACCAAGAAGTTCTTTGTTAATCTTCTTCCAGCTAAGTGTTTTTAACCCAGCTTGACCACCACTAAATAATTCTTCCTCTGCACCACCAGCAAAATCCTTGCCGAGCTTAGAGAACATATCTGCGCCGAGCTTTTTCTTACCAGAAGGAGTAAGCATGCTCATTATGTCGTCAAGTTCTTGAGGGGTGGCTTTATATAGTGCAGTATGAGCCAATACATCACCGTCTATGTTGTCAAATTGACCATTTTTTGCCAACTTAATAACTTCGTTATCAAAGAACTTTTCTTGTTGTTTTTGAATGATAGCTTTCTTCTCGATCTGTTTCAGTAACTCCTTGCGCTCATTAAGTGGGATGAGTTCAAGTAATCTATTTGCCTCATTAGCATCCATGTTTACCTTATCGACCTTAACTTTCTTCAAGACATCATTTAACTCAGAAATTTGTGAGTTAATGCGTTTAGCAATAATCGGATTTTCCCAAAGTGTTTCAACCATTTCTGGTGTATGCTTGGAATTGATGCCATTAAATACACCGTCAGGTGCAATGCCAATCTGCTCTTTATAAACATTCTTTAATTGTTCACGAAGCATATCTGCACCAGCATCATCACCAGTAACTTTTAATGCACCTATAAGGTCTTTAGCTGCCTGTGTGCTAGATAACGCAGTTTCAACCATTACCTCTGGGGATTTAGTTTTAGCCCCAAATTTCTCAGCTAAGATAGCTCCAGGCGAACTTCTGCGGAAGGCAAGGCTTGTCTCATCGAAAACCTTCATTGTATTAGCCCAATCTGCTGTAAGATTGTATTTGGCAAGTGTGTTTTCAAATATGTTACCCACTTCAGCAGCAACGCCAGAAGCTACTTGCTGTGATGTTGTGGATGAATTAGTTTTACTCGTTGCTCCAGAGATACCCTTTCTAATGTTATCAATATCCCGCATCGTAAGATTATCTGGGAATGATTTTTGGTATTCTTTTAGTAGTGACTCAACCTCTGGGCTTCTTAGCCCCCTGTTTATCGGGTCGCTAAGTTTTCTCTGTATTTGCCCAAGAACTTCCGCTTTAGGAACTGAAACACTAGCTACATTAGGGCTAGCATAGAAAGCATCAAACGTAGCTTTGTTTATTTCATCACCCTTGGCAGCAGCATCATCAACAAGTTTAGAGATGGTATTGCCCAACTCTACTTTATTGGTAGATACAGGTCTAAGATAATCAACTCGCTGACTAATTATTTTCTCATTAGCTTTACGGATACTCTCATCTTTTCTTGCGATATGCCCTGCTAATTTTTCTGCTTTTGTTTTAACTCTAGTAAAGTCAACTGGTGGCAGGTCTTTCCCTTCCTTCAAGATAACATCTTGGATTTCTCCAAGTGTATTACGAACACCTTGCATTTTAGTAGCTACTGCCATGCTCGGAAACTTTCCAGCTAGTCCTCTTTGTAAGGCTATTCCAGCTTCACCAGCCATCTCTGCACCAACTGGAGTTACATTATCTAGTTCATTAAGCTTATTGTATTTGGGAGATTTTTTAAGCAGCGACTCAGCCTCCATTAAATCTTTTGCAACGATATTCTCAATGGTAGAACCACTTCTCCTAGCTAATGGCTGGATTATTTTACCAGCCCCATAACCAGTAAGGAATCCCAACGCTGCTTCTTTGCTACGATCAATCGCTATCTCTTTAGGCTTAACATCCATGAATAGGACAGCCCTAAGTGCAGCATCTTGGATGGAACCCCCAACAGCATAACCAGCAGCTCCAGCCGCAGCGACGGTTGCGGGTGCTATTGGCCCACCTGCTAATCCAGAAGGTGCTGCTGCAATACCAGAAATGGTTGGGATTGTCTCACTAGCGACAAAAGCACCAACATCCTTCATATTTATACCCTTTGGTAATGCGAGAATATTTTTACCTTCTTTGTTTTTAACTAGAAAGTTTTGCCTTCCGTCAATATTAAGTGTTTCAAGCAAATCGTAGCCCTTACCTGCTCGCTGAAAATATTCTTTTCTAGAATCATCATTTCTCAATCCAGCTAAGATAGCGGTATCTAATGTGCTAACTCCAGTTTCAACATCAACATCCTCATAACCAAGTTTAGATAGTTCTTTTTTTAGCTTCTCTGGATTTTGCTTATAGACCTTTTCATCAAATGAATTATCTGAAGAACCATAGCTACCCATACCGCTTGGGTCAAAATCTGGGGTGTATTGTTTAACGGTTTTTACGTAATCCTTAATTGTTTCCCCAGAAGCCATGCCATCTAGCACAGCTTGTTTTTGTGCCACTGCTTCATTAAGATATTGCTGCTGCAATAATGCTTCTTGTTCCCTTAAACCACGCAAATAACCTTTCGCCTTATTAGCGTTTTCCGCATCACCACTGTTTTGGTATTCTTTACCCTTAGTAAGTAGTTGGCGTTTTTTTTCGTTTATGGAGTTTAGTCGCTCCATAAATTGATCTTTTAGTTCGTTAGGCATGATTATTGGTTTAAGAAATTATCAATATCTTCATCCAGCGGGGTCAACTTAAATAATTCTGGCTTAGTAGTTGATTCTT